TGTAGTGCTGCTATGGGCGTTAAAACATGGTGCTTGGTACCTAAATATCACCAATGGAGATATGCTCAACCAAGTATGCCTTGGTATCGCCACATGAGACTAATATATCAAGACGATAAAACATGGTCTGAAGTGGTAGAAAACGTAACAAGTCAAATATGAAATTAGTAGGTAACACCTATTTACCTGATAGTGATGAGTTCTTTGTCAACTATTTTAAATTAGGTGATGTATTTGAAAGAAAGTCACTAGATATTGCAATAGAACATGTAAAGAAATGGGACGTTGCAGTAGATGGTGGCGCACATGTAGGTAGTTGGTCTAGGTTTCTATGTGATAAATTCAATTTAGTAGCATCTTTTGAACCTAACCCTGATAATTTTGAATGTTTAGTAGCAAATACTAGAACTAAAAACAATATTATCTTATCTAAGTTTGGTCTGTACGACTCTTATAAAGAATTTGCACTAGAGAGTGGTAATAACACAGGTTGTTGGCACTTATCTGAAGGTAAAGGTATAAAAGTTATGCCTATGCCTGACTTTGGTGCATTAGACTTTTTAAAACTAGACGTAGAAGGCTTTGAACACAATGCTATTGCAGGTATGATAGATCAAATTAAACGTTATAGACCTGTGATTGTGATAGAAGAGAAAAGTCTAGCACATAAACCACTCACATACGAAGCAAGACATTTACTAGAAAGCATTGGCTATAAAGAAGTAGGTCAAGCACATAAGGATATTATCTTTGCTTAACATTACGTTTCTTCATATAGGTAAAGATGCAACATTGCCTACTAAAATGGTAGCTTCTGTAAAAGAAGTGATGCCAAATGCAAATATCGTTCAGCTTACAGATGAAAATACACCTATTATTAAAGGTGTCACTACAATTATTCGTAAGAAATATAACGGTCTTATCATGTTATTTAGATTAGAACACCTAGCTTCATTAAGAGGTAATTGGGTCACGCTAGATACAGATATGATTATTAAAAAAGACTTATCTCATGTGTTTGACCAAGAATTTGATGTAGCTTTAACAAGACGTTATGGTTCTATCATGGATGCAGATGGTAACGATATTGTTAAAATCATGCCATACAATGCAGGTGTAATGTTTTCTAAGAACCATGAGTTTTGGAAAGACGCATTAGAAGCATTAAAGACATTTAAACAAGAAGCACATGAATGGTATGGCGATCAATTAGCTATTAAATTCATATCAGATAAAAACCAATATAAAGTATTAGAACTTCCATGCGACGAATATAACTATACGCCAGGAAGTAAAGAAGAACGTAAAGATGTATATGTTTATCATTTTAAAGGTCAGCGTAAAGACTGGATGATAGACGGTAATTATTAAAGGAAAACCATGGCTTTTACCAACTATACTAGCTTTGTAACGGTAGTAAATAACTATCTAGCAAGGTCAGACTTAAGCGCACAAGTGCCTGACTTCATTCAGTTAGCACAAACACGTATGTCACGTGACTTAAGAACTGAAAAGATGCTTACAGTAGCTATTGCAAACTCTACCGGTGGAGATGGAACTATATCTTTACCTAACGATATGCTAGAAGTTAGAGAAATACACGTACAAGGTAACCCAGTAATTAGACTAGAGTATCAGTCACCTGACTTATTCTTTAAAAATGGTCAAACAACTTTATCTGGTATGCCATATTACTTTACTATGCTAGGTTCAGAGTTTCAATTTGCACCAATATTTGACTCAACAATGACAGTTCAAATATTATATTATGCACAACCAACATTTATATCTAGTACAACAGCAAGTAACTTGTTTCTAGCTAACTACCCAGACGCTTTATTATATGCAACTCTAGCAGAAGCAGAACCATATCTCATGAATGACGCAAGAATAGCGACATGGTCAGCTTTATATGACAGAGCAATTGCAAATATTAAGACAAGCGACTTGGGTCAAACATACCCATACACTTCACTAAGCGTAACACCACGATAAAGGAAAAATTATGTCAGAATTTAGTAATTATCTTGAAAATGCACTTATCAATGCAGTTTTAAGAGCAACAACGTATACATCACCAGCAACAGTTTATGTTTCATTATGGACAACTGATCCTACAGACGCAGGTTCAGGTAACGAAGTTTCAGGCGGTTCATACGCTAGAACTTCAGTCACATTTGGCGCACCTTCTAACGGTGTAACATCTAATAATGCAGACGTATCTTTCCCACAAGCAACAGCTTCATGGGGTACTGTAGGCTGGATTGGTTTAAATGATGCTTCAACATCTGGTAACCTATTGTTCCATACTCCATTAGATACAAGCAAAACAATTGACTCTGGCGATATTTTCAAAATAGCTTCAGGTTCATTAACAGTTACATTATCTTAAGGATAAGTCATGGCTCTAGTCGTTAAAGACAGGGTACGAGAAAATAGTACCACTACAGGTACAGGCACGTTCACACTATCAGGTGCAGTAACAGGCTTCCAAACATTTTCTACTGCTATTGGTAATACTAATACAACATATTACTGTATTGTAAACCAAGGTGAATGGGAAGTTGGTCTAGGAACTGTAGGTGCAGGTACATTATCACGTGATACTGTATTATCATCATCTAATGCTGGTTCATTAGTTACATTTACTTCAGGCACTAAAGATGTATTCTGTACATACCCATCTGTTAAGTCAGTATATAGAAATGCGTCTGACGTAGCTGTACTTACATCTACAGACGTTACTACAGGTTTAGGCTATACACCATTAAACCCAGCTAACAACTTGTCAGATGTATCATCTAATACAACAGCTAGAACTAATTTAGGTTTAGGTTCTATAGCTACACAAGCATCATCTAGCGTATCTATCACGGGTGGTGCAATAGATGGTACTACAGTTGGTAGCACAACACCTGCGTCAGTATCAGGAACTGTATTAAGAGCTACTAACGGTATTGTAGTCAATAATATGAGTATAGGTGCAAGTTATTCTATTCCTAGTGGATATGGTGCTATGTCCGTAGGTGCTGTAACTTTAGCAAGTGGTGTTTCAGTAACTGTTCCTAGTGGCTCAAGATGGGTGGTTCTATAATGTCAAAAGATAAAATATCAGAATACAGTTCAAACCCAGCCAATAATACTGACATAGGTGGTATTAATATTGGCGAAGGAATGTTGCCTTCAGACGTCAATAACGCTATTCGTGAGCTTATGGCTCAACTTAAAGACCAGCAAGACGGTACAGATGGTGATAGTTTTACTGTAGGTGGAAATTTAGAAGTTACAGGTAGTGCATCTATAAACTCTACAAGTGCTATTAAAGTACCTGTAGGAACAACTGCACAAAGACCTACTGCTGCTACAGGTAAGATACGTTATAATAGCACTACAGCATCATACGAAGGTTATGATGGTTCAGGATGGGCGCCTCTAGGTGGAGGTGCAACAGGTGCAGGTGGCGATACAGTATTTAACTTAAACTCACCAACAGTCACAACAAGTTATTCTTTCCCAGCAGGCAAAAATGCAATGTCAGTTGGGGCAATTACAATTAATAGTGGTGTAACAGTCACAGTTCCTAGCGGATCACGCTGGGTAGTATTATAGGAGAAATAAATGGCATCATCAATTAATGCAAGTACAAGTGGAGCAGGTGGAGTTATAACGACTGCTGATAATACTGGTATATTAAATATACAAACTGCTGGAACAACTGCTGTTACAGTAAACGCATCACAGAATGTAGGGATTGGTACTACGAGTCCTAGTGTAAAATTACAAGTAAATGGTGTTGTTAGAGCAGCAACAGATAATGACAAAGGTGTCATTGGATTAGGAGAGTCTGCTGCTGGAAGCCAAGTTACAAATTGTGGTTTATGGCGAGGTGGTGCAAATAGTGCAGTTAGCACATCTACAGGATTAGTAACTACTGGCGGTAACTTTTTAAATATGGGTGGTTATGATGGCTTGGTACTTACTACTGGTGCAGCATCCATTGGCTCCCAAACAGAACGTATGCGTATAGACTCTAGTGGTAATGTGTTAGTGGGTACTACAAGTTCCGCACAAACCACAAGCGGTTTAAAAATTCTCGCAGCAGGTTCTGGTAAAGGTATTACATACGGAGCTTCAGGTACAGAGAATATTGATTTTGCAGAATTTTACAGAAATACAGAAGGCTCACTAACTCGTGTTGGTAATATTAGAACAAATGGAACAAGCACAACCTATACAACTTCATCAGACTATCGTCTAAAAGAAAACATTGTGCCAATGGTTGGTGCTTTGGATACAATTGCACAACTTAAACCTGTCACCTATAAATGGAAAACAACTGGCGATAATGGTCAAGGTTTTATAGCTCACGAACTGCAAGCAGTTGTACCTGATTGTGTAAGTGGTGAAAAAGATGCAGTAGACGAAGAAGGAAACATTAAACCACAAGGCATAGACACATCATTCCTAGTAGCTACTCTAACAGCAGCCATACAGGAGATGAAAGCAATTATAGACGAACAATCTGCTAGAATAACTGCTTTGGAGAATAAATAATGGAAATATGGCATCCTTGTGCAGGTTATGAAACGCATTATGAAGTAAGCAATTTAGGTAATGTTCGTTCTATTGAAAGAATGGTAGCACATGAAGAAGGTGGTTTAAAACGTAATCCAGCAAAACAATTAAAAGCTGGTAAGGGTAAAAATGGATATTTAACAGTTTCATTTTCTGTAGACTCTATTAAAAGCAATCATTCAGTTCATAGATTAGTTGCAAGAGCATTTATCCCAAACGAGTCAAATAAACCACAAGTCAACCATAAAGACGGTAATAAACATAATAATCATATTAACAATTTAGAATGGGTTACAAGGTCAGAAAATATGAAACACGCATATCATGAATTAGGTGTTCTTATGTGGAATGATAAAAGACGTAATCCCATCATCAACGACCTAAAAGCAAGAGTAACAGCATTGGAGGCTAAATA